GGACTGCTTGTCTTGATAGCCCAGTCCTTGGCAGAACCAGTGGTGGTGTCTACACCAGTTCCGCCAAGAGCGTAGGCCTTCGAGGAGAACTCTGCGTTGTCTGCTGTGCCGTCTGTCTTTGTTGCCCAGTCTTTTGCGTTACCGCTGTTAGCTGCGCCCGTTACACCTGTGCCTCCAATAGCCCAGGCTTTTGCACTGTATTCTGAACCCGTTATGGCTCCGTCTGTTTTTATGGCATAGGCTCGTGCTTCGGAAACATCAACTATCTTTGTTGTGTTACTGCTCGATGTAAAATTTGACTCGCTAGAAAAAGTTTGTCCTGAAGTTAGTCCGTGTACGATGTATACGTCTTTGATGCTGTCTGTTACTACGTCAAAGTTTTGATATGTTGTTGATGTACTAAATGTGCCTGTGACGTTGAAGAATGTTGTAATGTCCTGATAACCAGTAGATGCGTTAGCAAACTGGCCTACACGAACTTGTATCTTGTCTGTGGCTGGGTCGAATCTAAACTCAAAGTTACTGGAACGAAATACACCTGATGAATCAAAAAGGTCGGCAATCATGTCAGGAAGCGAGCGAGTGCCTTGCTCAACATTCTCCATGTATGTGTCTAAAATGTGTTCCCCTGTTTTAGAGGAACGGAATCGTATCTGTTCGCCTGTTGGTTGAGTTTGTGCCATTAGTTGTAATACCCCAAATCTTTCATCAACTGTATTAGTTTTACTTTAGTAATCTTATACTTGTCGTCCTGACCAGCTTTTTCTAAGGACTCAATTTTTGTTTCCAATTTAGCTATGGTTTCTTCCATAGCTGTCATCTTATCCTTGATTGACTTGTATTCAGACGTCCTTGTCTTGTTCATTTCCGCAAGCTCTAATCCCAAGAGCCTGTCATTCTCCTCCACCAAGTCAACTATCTTCTTGTCTTCAATGGAGGCTTTGAGTGCGTCTACCTTGCTCATTGTCCTTGCCTCTCTCTTAATGGAATGAGGTTGCCCTTCTGAACTTCTTGCTGGACGTTCTCATTCGGTTGTACTGATGCACCTCGCATCTTTTCCATAAGCTGCATTTGCTGAGATGGGCTTGGGCCTTCTTGTGCCATCTGGTCTTTGGAGATACGGAATCTGTCCATATCTGTAATGCCCATAGCTCTAATGGCTTCTTCAGCAATCTGACCAGCGTTGTATTCCATGTTCAAACCTGTCTGCGCCATAATCTGTAGCATGTTCATCCATGTCTCAGCATTACGTGTTGGTTCGAGTGGTAGTGTGCCATCAATCACAAGGTAATCAATATCGCCTTGTAAATCTTTTTGTACGTCAAAATCGAGATAGCCGTCATCTACCATAGATGCTAGTTGGTTTGGCATTTCTCTTTCGTCTACCTTGACTGAACCTTCCATAGACAGACTGTCTTGTATGTTAGCAACCATCATCCGTACCATAGGTCGGATGGTGGTGGCAGACATTACACGTGCTAGCACACCAAGACGTTGTGAGCCCAGTTGTGTTAGACGCTGTATTTCTGTCGCCGTTCGGATGCCGTCTGATGTTGGCATACCTTGTTGTGCGTCGGATGCTGCCGATACTCTTTGCTTGAGTTCTGCCATAGCAGCAATGTCGTTGAAGTGACCACGGGTTACGTCTGGAACCTGTGCAATAAATACACCGTCCCCAGGCTTTGTCCCTGGCAATGTTCTGACAACACCCCAAGGATTCCTGTCGATTAGGTCAGGAACACTTACTTGTGTTGGGTCAACAAATATGAGATTGTTGAGCGCTGCACTAATGTTGTCGATACGTGAACGCATCAGGTATGTAGCTATATCGTGCATCGGCAATATAAGGTCGTAGAGTGATTGACCATACGTCTTGTGCGAGTCTTGATATAGACCACCGATAACAGCTGGCATCTGTCTGCCGTATGGGTTGAGCTGGAATCGGATGACCACGTTCTCGTCTAGTATTGTGATGACTAAGAATATCTGGTCGATTGTAGGTATGTTGATTTCGTGACCAGATAGACGTACCCACGCCTCGTCTACCACTCGTGCGTCGCCCAGTGTGAAGTATGCGTGGTCAAATCTTTCTCTTTGGTTTGGTGCAGACGGGTCTATTGATAGACCTCTGCCTTCTTCCCTATGAAACTGGTGTGCGTTCCAAGCGTTTCGTGGTGGTGAAATCTTGTGACGTAGAGCTGGGAACATCTTTAGCTTCGGGTACATTCCACTGTATAGAAGCGAGTTAAAGCTGACGTAGTCTGAGAAGACTATGTACTGCATGTTGTCCCAGTCACCCCAGTTTACTCGTGGGTCTGGGAAGCAGCGCCTTGGGTCAAAGTTAATCATACGATTTTGATTTGTCCCAGAGTCCCAAACTATTTTCGTAGGAGCGAACCCGTAGCGTATGCTATCAAGGAGAAGTTGGGCGAGACGTGCTTCACCAGCCGTCCTTCGCATCTGCTGATGCAATACTCTTTCCAGAATCATAGATGATTGTCTGGACTTTCTGTTGAGACCTTCAAGCTGAAACATTGGGTTTCTGCCTGATAGTGCTGCCATCAAGTATGTGAGAACTGTATCGGCGATAGCTCTGGTATCGGCGATTACAGCTTTTTCTCTGAAATCTGTAGCGTCTGGTGGTACGTAAACATCATGGGCTCGGTCTGCTTCCGTCCAATGGTCGTACCTTTTTCTGATTTTAAAGTAAGACATATCGACCATAGACTTTACATAGTCTACGATTCGTCTTTCTTGCTCGTCTGACAATCGGTGAGATATGTCTTGATAGTTAACTAGGTCTTCTGCAAATTCAGAAAGGTCAACAACCACACCTTCATTCGGGCCTGATACATACTCAGCGTTTCTGTATCCAGAACCAGAATTTATTGTCGTTCTACTTTTTGGGCCACCTACACTCATAATCTAAACTATACTTTCTGTTATTAACTTGGTCGTCCTTAAAGACCCCAACCTTTCCATTCGTGTGCTTTTTTATCAACTTTTCTAGTCAGGGAGTCTCCAAGAGCTTTTAGGTTAGCATTGTTCAATGACTGTGAAGCATCTGTGTGTAAGCTCCAAGCATCGGGCGAAATGGATGTTCTTGACAGAACATCAACAGCTATTGTCATAGCATCAACTTGGTCATCATGGTTTCCTCCAGGGAATGTTACTGTTTCGTCTATGAATGAATCTAACCATTCTGCCTGTTCTGGAATAAAAATTCGTCCCCCTTCTATCAAAGGCAGTATAGCGTTGACTCTGGCTACCTTGTCATGGACTACTTTGTAAGGGATTACAGACATACCGCTTTCACGTTTTAGTTCTTGTAGTATGGATTGACCAGAGGCTTTGTCTTCTATGTACATGGCTCGGAGTCCTTTGCCTCGCCACTTTGTGTTTAGACGGACTAGCATTTGCTTTAGTTCTGGGAAATCGTATTTGCCTCGTATGATGTCTACTATGTATATGTCGCCGTTCTTGTCCATGCCAGCTACCACAGCTACGCTGTAGTCAGCTGTTTCTGTTTTCTTGAAAGCTGTGTCGACACCGATTACTAGCGTCATAAAACTTTCTGGTGACAAGTCTTTGGGATACTTTTGCCACCATTCTGTCTTGATAATGTTACCGCCCTCAATGTATGGGCGCTGCTGGTATAGAGATGCGAACTCTCTAGGGTTGAGACGTTCACGTCGCTTGAGGTCTTCGAGTGTAAAACGTTCAGGCCACAAAGATTCCTCTTCGTGAATATCGACTGTACGCTTGCCAGGGGCGAGTTTAGTTAGTTCCCCTGGTTCGATGTACCTAGAATCGTCTTCTGGTAGCTCACGACGGCTTATTTTGCCACTACGGACTGTTTTAATTGCTTGGAAGTTAACGTGCTTCCATCTTCCCTCTGCCCAGTCTTCTGTTTGTTGAAGGCGTCCAGCTAGGTCGTCGGGATGCCAGCGTGTCAGGATTACTATTTGTTTTGGTCTCGTGCCGTTTTGTTCTGGTTGGAGACGTGTGGCTAGTGCTGATGTGTAATAGTTCCATGTCTTGTTGCGCTGGGTCATAGACTCGGCGTCTTCACGGGATTTTACTGGGTCATCCACTATGAGAAGATTGGCGGGACGACCAGAGGTCGTACCCCCAATACCTACAGCAAAGTATGCACCGTTATCTTCGGTACGCCATACGTCTGCTGCTCTACTGTCTTGTGATAGTTTGAAGTCAGGGAAGGCTTGGGGTATTGCTTTGTCTTCTACCACCCCACGTATCTGTCTGCCAAAGTCTGTGGCGAGCTGTGAGTTGTAGGAACAAGACATAACGTAACGAGATGGGTTACGAGCCATGAAATATGATGGGAAGAATATTGTGCCAAAGGTTGATTTGGCGTGACGTGGTGGCATTGTGATGAGAAGGTTGTCAGCACCTAGCTCGCCCTTTTCTAAATTGTTTAATACGTCTATCAGTTCCTCTTGAAAGCTGGCGAGTTCCCAATCAGGCTGCATAAGTTTTACAAAGCCACGGAATGATTCGCTAGCGTCACGTAATCGCAGTAAATATCTCGCAACTTCTTGTTGCGTTGGTTTAACCAAGGCGTTTCCTTAATAGTTGGCTGGACTTTATCTCGTATTTGAGCCCAGAGTCCACAACTGTGTCAGACATTATTGTGAATAAGTGGTCAAGCACTGCTTCTTTGCGTTTTTCTGGTGGAACATTCTCTAAATTGGCGCTTTTCATAGCCATAGCGAATTGTTCTAGCGTGATTCGGGACTTAATTGCGTCCTTTCTTTGGTTTTTAATTAACATCTTCTACGTATTCTCCTTCAATTTGTTTGGTTCCAGAAGCAATCTGCTCCAATTCTGCACGAGACATCTCGGTTAAGTTCTTAATCTCGTGTTCGTGCTTGTGATATGCAGCGTTTAAGTCTGGAACTACTTTATTTAGTAGCATGCCAAAGACTCTTGCCTGTGTTGGCGTCCATTCTTTGCCGTGCATTACCACTTCATTGGCTATTACAATCTGGTCTTTTACATATTGCGCTATATTACTACGTATTTGCGCTGATTGCTGGGGCGTTAGTGGTTTGTTTTCCACTGTAGCCATGACTGTTTTCATATCTTTCACGCTTCCTTTGGCTGTTCGGCACTCCCAGGAACAGTATTTAGCCCTATCCATGTGGCTTGGCTTTACATAAAAGTCCTTTTCGCACCGTTCGCACTTCTTTGTACTTCTTTTTTCAGACGTTTTCAATTTTTGCTCCGATTATTTGTTGGGTAGGGGAGGTGACTATCTACGTTACACACGAGCGGGCGGGATACCCCCCTCCCCCTAGCCTCGTCTGCATGTGGTAACAGGCACAATTTGGTCACATAACGCATGCAAACCCTTGTAAACAAGGGTTTTTGACTCCCTATGTAGGGGTTTTTCTCTACGCATACGGCTAAAATTTTCAATTTTAGCTCCGAGAGGCTCCAAACAATGCCTGAAAATAACGCATGTGCAATCATTTCAGCAGTTTAGACGGAACGAGACGGCGAGTCGTCCCTCACGTGCGTTCCGAAGGAACTTTTATGGTGAGCCGATTTTCTCGGTTCAGCCTAACGTCGTTATGTGCGTTACTTCGTTGGGTTTCAAATCAACGCACGAGGAGAACTCACATGAGTACACATGCAAACACAAACCCTTCGGTCACCCAAACTGCGAAGCAGTGGCTCTCTACGAAATCGCAAAAGGTGAAAGGCGAACTCAAGTCCTACGTGGAGGCGAAGACGAAGTCTTCCAAGCGTAAGCGTTGGGGCAACTTGCTGAAAGCAATCAACGGCAACGACATTGCACGTCTTGAGGCTTACGCCTCAACTGGCGAAGAAGCAAGGCTCGCATGGGCAAAGGTTGCTAAAGCAACCCCAACCAAGCCGAAGGTATCGGCAAAGCCGAAAGCGAAAGCCAAGGCAAAGCCAAAGGCTTCACAACCGAACGTTCTTTCCGAACTTGCAAAGCAAGTCGAGGGCATGGATGATGCACAGTTCGCATCCTTCCTCAACGCCTTCGTGCAATTACGCAAGTAATCACCCAAAACCTCGCACCCTCACGGGTGCGGGGTTTTTTTTTGGTCTTTTTTTTCATCAACGCATACGGAGGTAACCATGCGACAACGACGACACAACGACTTCGTGGAACTACTACCACGCACGTCGATAACCAACACACGCCTAAGACGTAAGCGACTAGGTCGACTACTACGTAGTTTCGGCAAGGCTCTCGCATACGTGACAGTTTTCATGCTCGTCTACGCACTGTTCATGCTCGTGATAATCGAGTGGTTCAGTGGTTGTGGCGAAGTCATCTACTACCCTGATGGCACGTGGAAGAATGGCGAGTGTGTCTTCATCCCATACGAACCCAAGTCTGGTACGTGGAAATGACGTGGGGCGAAGACTACTACGTGGCGTCTCATCCGAAAGGATGGGGCGTCTATCATGCGAGGTCTGGACAATGCGTCTACTACTCACGTGTGAAGTCACGTGTGGAAGACGAGTGCAGACGAATGAACGGCAACGACAGATAGGAGGTCAACATGCCAAATTGGTGTAGCAACTGGGTAAGCCTTACCCACGACGACAAGTCGAAAGTCAAGGCGTTAGTCGAGGACATGCACAAGGGCAACTTCCTCGCACATTTTCTGCCCGAACCCAACTACGACGGCACAATCGAGGTCAAGCCTACGTTCCCTGAAATCAGTGGCACAAAGCCAGTGAAGATAGACGTCGCTTGGTACGACTGGCGAATACAGAACTGGGGTACGAAGTGGGAAATCCATCTCGAACACTGCGATTGGGAAAACGGCGTCGAAGACAACAGCGTGTCATTCGGATTTGATAGTGCGTGGAGCCCACCAATCGGAGTGTACAACAAGGCACACGAACTCGGTTGGAAAGTGTCAGCCACGTACGAAGAGGGAGGTTGTGACTTCGTTGGCGAGTACGAAGACGGAGAAGACAACTGTGTCAGCATGCAAGAGTCGTTCGAGGACGGAACAATGCCAGAGTGGGCATTGGAACAAGTCGGCGAATACCTGTTCGAAAGCATGCTAGACAACGAACGCATAGACGAAGACGGAAACCTACTCGACGAAGACGGCAAAATCGAGAAAAAGCACGGAGAGTGGGGGTGCGTTAAGTTCAACGAGGGCGAAATAAATGCACGGAAGTGATAAGGGAGTTGTCAATCGGTGTCTAACGTGTTATACATGTGACATGACAATCTTCTATACACGACGTGCGTTTAATAAGGAACTTTTATATCGAGGGGCAAATTCTTCGGAATCTGCCTCTCGTTTTACTTTCAACTTTAACATTACACGAGGTAAATATGACGAAACTTCAAGACGCTCTTCGTGAGGGAGACTTCACGGAAAGACGAAAAATGATTCGTGACTTGGTTACACCATTTCTCGAAACATGGGATACGACGGAGATACGAGAGGCTTTCAACGAAAGTGCAATCGTTGGCGACGGCGTTGAACAAATCAATCCACGACCAACCTACACTGGCTTACGTGATAGCCTAGACGTTGAGACAATGGTTGGCATCATTGTCGGCAAAATCAGCTCTAACGCAGTGCTTGATGCTATCCGTTATCCACACGGAAATGGATTTGGTACATCAAGTAGCAAATCAAAAACTGGTTACATCTTCGGACGACCAAAGACGTTTACAGTCAAAGCGTACGAAGAGTGCCGACTATCTGCTTTCACTACAACAACCGAGGAGGAACCCATGAGTGAAGTATCCACTAACGTCGAGGACTATGGACTCGAAGAACTATGCAACGTACACGACGACTTGGTCTTGAACGAAGATTGGTCAAGCGAAGAGGCAATGCAAGCTTTGCACAACATCTTCGGCGACCACGACAGACTAAAGCCAATGCCTAACTTGCTTGAAAGTCGCACAGACGTACCCGAACCAGACCACACGAGCAAAAGCAATGCTTTGACCAAGCACATTCTTGCTACGCAGAAGAAAGACGAGGACAGTGCCGTGCCGATACCAACTGCACCGAGTGCAGATGCGTCTGCATTGATTGACCTTGCGTTGACACAGAACGGCTTGCCCAAGATTGCCGACATGATTGACAGCATGCAGAAGATGAGTGAC